CTTTTTATTCTACTACTTATAGCAAGTTCCGCACACTTTAAATGCTCGTAAATTACATACGGTGAGTCGCCGACCTCAGCTGCACCGTAAAGTCGCACACGAGGGCTGCCGATTTGCAAATAACCGCCACAAAAACTGCACTTAGCGTTTGTGCGGGGCCTCTTAATTATTTTAGCTGAAATAAGCATGATTCACTCCTGTTGATGGTTTATGGTTGTCGGGTTTTTCATTCGATGTTGGATGTTCGATGTTGGACGTTCATCTTTTATCCCTCTTTCCCCTCTTCTCTTTCCTCTATCCTTTCTTTTTCAAAAACCACCTGGAATTTCTTAATATTAGCAAAATTGTTAAACTGCTGCTGGAAATCCCGCAGCCTTCTGTCGATGAATTTTTGCTTCCTCGATTCCGCATCGCTGTTAATAATCAGATCAATCAGATCTGGCGCGGTGGAATGAATTTCATATTCCAGGCCGGATTTAAGCACAGCGACCCTGGCTGCAAATTCCATTTCAAAATCTGACCGCAGGATGTATTTACTGAGCTTTTCATCAAGCTGAAATTTATACAAAGCAACCTGCGCCCGCAGTTTGTCGATTTCGGCACTATTTTTCTGCGTCTGCTGATCGTTCGGATCTGCGTCCGGAGTTTTGGAAAGCTGATTCAACCCGGCCTGGCGGATATATTTTTTCAGATCACTTTCCAGCACAGCCCCGTCATCCTGCAGCTTCAACATCCCCGGCTTTTTGCAATCCGCATATAATTTACTTTTGGCGATCTTATATCCCTGCCGCTGCAACCACTCCAGCGCTTCTTTGCGGCTGGCAAAGGATGGCTCTGTTTTGCCTTCCAGCAATTCTGCAAGCTTCCTGCTGGCTTCGCTCCACGCATCGATATTAGCCTTGCTCGGATCCTTTTGCATCCGGGCCAGAGTATCTTTTTCAAGCTCAGTCAATACAAGCAGCCGGCCTTCTGGTTTTTTTATATTTTCTTTCATGTTAATATATTGATAAAATTATATGGCCCTGGCGGCGACGTTTTTTATTCTTTCCCCTTCGTGCCTTCGTGTCTTCGTGGTGAAATCTTTTCCCTTTGCTTGAGTCCTTCCTATTCATCTTCTCCAAAATACTTCAACTGCCCGCCCGTCGGTATGGGCAACCCTTCCCACGGCTTCCCTTTGCGGTGTGCCTGCAGTTTTTTGCAGCCGTCAACACAGGAGTTTTTATTCACGCCAGCCAGATGGCGCGGGCAGTTCTCACACGGACTGGGTCCTGTAAATGCTGGATCACAGGGGTTTTGATATCCGTCCATGTCAAGCGTATGAATATTGGTATTAATTTCCATTATCCGAATTTCCTGATTAAAAATATTACTGTAAAATTAAGCAATCCAGCCGAAAACCAATACATACCGGTGCCCCAGCGTTTGCAAAAAAACAACGGAATGCAGGCCAGGAAGCATTCAACCATTATTATTATCGGTAATATGTTTATAAATTTTTCCATTATTTGTTTTTCCGGTTATGAATTTCTGCCTGGTCTAAAAAGCACTTAACCGCAGTTCCCCTGATTTTTGACCAATACCACCCACCCGACATAGCTATAATTCCTTCAGGCAGCGGATTGAGTTCGTTCGGAAGTACAAAACACCATCCACCTGCGCCCCAGCGTCTTATATAAAAATCAATTATATGTTTTACTTCCATAATATCCTCTGTATCACTAAGGATTATTTGTTAAAGTAAAGGTTTTTACTTCGAGTTTTGCTATTGCCAGTACGCTCGGCTTTAGTTCGGCCGGTGTATCTTTGTAGCCATACTTATTCAACCTGAGCAGTTCAGCCCTTGATATCAGCATCAGGTTTTCCGGTTCGATGTTGAGTCTGTCACCGTCACGAAACGCCACGACCATTCCTTCCGGTACCGGTCCGTGATCTTGTTTATAAACATGCACATGCTTATGTATATATCTGGTCGCAGATCCAGTGAAAGGATCTTTTTCCGCGATCTTTATCGATACAAAACCGTCTTTAGGGCTGATCCGCTCCGAACCCAGCGGCTTTTGGTTTGCAGGCGCATGCCCTTTTTTAAAACTCCCTGTGTTTGCCCCTGTAAGCCCTTTACCCTTGGAACCGTTATTCCAGGGTTTATTGCCTTTCTGAAAACGAGTGTTTAATCCTGATGTGATTCCATGATTTTTTTTAAACGCTCTTATTTGTCCAACTTTTTTATTAAGTCGGAATCGGTTGTTAAATATCGCCGTCAACTCCCCAACAGTTCGCCCAGGGTAATTGTCATACAAAAACTGCGCCTGCTTTTTTGTGTATTTTAGATATTGCGGATACAGCCTGTCTTTTAGTTTGCGTCCACAGAAAATGCGGCATCTTTTTAAGGTTGATTTAATTGATGTATCAGTTTTGTGAAGACGAAAACGCTTATTAAACGCCAGGGTGAGCCCGGGTAAACTCATTGACAAATATTCTGTCCGCAAAAACTCGATCTGCTTTGCTGTATATTTATGCTTTTTCATCATATCCTGTAGCTCCAAGCATTTTCGGAGGGTCTTTTATCATCGATTCATTTATAGCCACGTGCGCATCCAGCGCAAGGCGGGCATTGGCAATAACTTGTACTGATAGCGTACTTATAGCCTTGGAACGTGCAATCTCTTCTGTTAATTTATCGCCATCGATACCCTCTTCCGACAGGCGCTCTATTTGAGCAAACATATGATTATTTAAATCGATTAGCTTGTTTTTCATAACGCTAAACCTCCATTTTTAATCCTGCCCATCCTGTAAATCCTGTCTAAAAGACCTTCTATATTATCAAATTATCCCCAGTAATAACCCCAGCCGGATGCTCACATATATATTCAAAGACTTCCGGGACCATAAAAACCAGATCTGATATTTTTTTTGAAACATCCCAGTTATTTTTCACCCAGGACATTGCCTCTTTTATTTGCACCCGTCTTTCTGACGCGATAATTTTGACTGGATACTGTTTTAATAATTTTTCCAGTTTATACACATCAGGAATCACCGCAGGCTGTTTATTCGCAGGCAGGCTTCCTGTGCTGCCCTGTGTCTGGACTTTGTTGTCTCCGGAGGACATTGACATGCCTGCCGCTTCACCTTCATTATTTTTTAAGACTTTTTGCATTTTTTTTTTACCGCCAGAAGAAGATTGTCCGACCCGCCTGAGACCCGGCGAGCATACCTTCCACCCCTGCGGGAAACCGGATGTGATCCATTCTTTAAGATTTATGCCTGCCTGCCATGCTTCGCCCGGGTCTTTTCCAGTAGGTACCGGCCAGCGTTTTGATTGAGGGAAGGTTTCTTCCCAAAACTGAAATGCTTTTGCGCCGGCTGTGTCATAATCCAGCGCATTTAATATCAGGGCGGATTGTTCCATGAGTTTAGTCGCAGATGGATCCGGACGAGTCGAAGCAGATCCCAGGGGAATAACACCGGTATTTTTTGGCGCCTCTTGCCAAAGCAGGATGCCGTCAAGTTCGGATTCTATAATTACATAAACCCTGTTCGATTTCCGCATTACCCAGGTTGCCATCGATGATCCGGGAATAACATAATATGAGGGTTTGCTGCCGTCCGGACGCCGGATTCTGAGCCGCTGGACCTCTGGATTGTTGATTGTTGATTGTTGATTGTTGATTGGTTGGTTAAACATAGGAATGACCAGGCCGATTGGAATCCACAGCTTTTTTTTGCGGTCGGCTTTCATTTCGGTTGGCAGGCCCCAGGCCTCGCGCGGACGGAATAGATCTTTGCCATCTTTCCCGGGATTGTAACCAAGGCGAAAGTGTTTAACTGTTTCGAGATTAATTCCCCGGTCCGCAAGCTTTTTGAGCTGCGCTGGATTTTCAAGCAGTTTTTCATGTGCCCATGCTGCCATCCCGCCGGCTTTTTCCTGCCACAGTTCAGATTGCTGATCGATGATCGATGATTTTTTACTATCCCCTGACACCTGATCCCGGACACCTGGCCCCTGCCCTTTACTCTTCGGTGGTTTCGGTGTGCCATGGTGCGCGACCGGCGGCCCGGCATTTTCCGGCAGGTTGATTCCATATTTCCCGGCAAGATGTTTGGCGGCATCGATAAATGACAGGCCCTGGTTCTTTTGCAGAAATTCAAAAACATCCCCGCTGGCATTACATCCAAAACAAAAATACATCTGCTTGCCGGGGCTGACTGTAAACGAGGGTGTCTTTTCCGGATGAAACGGGCACAGGCCAGCATAATCCTTTCCCTGTTGTTTCAGGGGAACAAACTCACCCACAATCTCAACAATATCCGCTGCGGCTTTAATTTCTGTGATTTTTTCTTCAGTCATATTCATTTTGAATTTTTAGCGGTTACTTTTCTGGCCTGTGCTGCTCTTTTCAACATTGATTTACCTGTCCCTTGTGTTCGGCGCATAAAAATTTTCAGCTTATTACGATTCAAAAACCTCCGGGATGTTTTTTCCTTCATAATTTTTAACCTTTCATTTGTTTTTATTAATAGTCTATCAATCGTCCAAGTTGTTATTTGTTTTATTATTAAGTACTTATATCTTTTTAATATTCCTTTTTGGACGATAAAGGGGTTAATGTAATAAAACCCCTATGTAAAAACCTTTAAAACGTCTTTAGGTTGTTATGCGCATTAACCCTCTAATCGTCCATTCTCTGTTAAAAAAACAGGGATAGGCTCCTGATTTCATTAAAAATATTGAGCGCGGACGATCGTCCAGCCAAATTCAATAGTCCAGGTGTGTTTTTAGTAGTCGTCATCGTTCACTCCAATACCAAAATATCGATATGTGCCGGATTTTGACCGCTTGTATTTTTTGACCATCATGCCACCGAACCGTTTTTGACTGAGTACTTTCCGGGAGACGTTTTCTTCCCACCATTTTTTAAAGCTGTCATATAGATCTTTGGCCGGTGTTTCTGCTGTTGTATTCTCAAAGCAGCACTCGGCGATGAAATGCCCCAGGAGATCTTCGTTTGCCCGGTATTCTTTTGTTGCATCGACTACTGCAGGCGGCGGTGCCAGTCCGATCTGCTGCCATGAAATACAACCGCGAACAAGCCATGCCAAAATTCCCGGCGCTTCCTGCAGGAGTTTTTCCCGCAGGTATTTATCGGCCAGCCGCTCATTATCTTTTTCCGGCTTACGATTGACGAAGCTGAGGGCAAACGGGACCAGGTGTACGCGTTCCCAAAATGCAAAATCGTCATCAGAAACATCCGGTTTGTGATTGGTCATCATAATCAATTTGTGGGTGGGCTTAAATGTGATGTCTCGCTTATCATAGAGATAGCGGCCTGTCATGGAGTCGGTACCGGTGAGCCATTTGACTTTTGCTGTAGAAAATCTGCGGCCCTGATCTGTTTCGCACGCAAATGCCAGCCGTAGGCCCCGGAGCGCCATTATATCTGGTGACGCGGATGCTGAATTTTTTGCCCTGCCCTGGTCAAGCAGCATTTCTGACTGGATCGGTGCTGCCAGGCCGCCCATGATATGTGAAATTATTTCGATGATCATACTTTTGCCATTGCGCCCCTGGCCGTAAAAGATCGGCAAAATACTATCTACATTCAATCCTGTCAGGCAATACCCAAACACCCTGTTGACATATTCAACCAGGCGTTCGTCTTCATCAAATATCTCACTGAGAGCTTTTCCCCACTCCGGAGCCGGTGCAGTTACGCCAGGATATTCAACGCTGCTGCATTTACTGATAAAATCTGACTGCTGCCCGGGGCGAATCTCGCCGGTGCGAAGATCTATCACGCCATTTTTACAGGCGAACAAATAAGGATTGATATCAAATTCATCCCCTTTGACTGACAGCGGGTTGACGGGATTTGTGTGCGCAAATTTCAATGTGCTTAAACGTCCCCGATCTGACCGCAGGCGGCAAATACGCCTATATATAGTCGCCTGTGTTTTTTGCAGGGTTGCAACTTTTTCTTTATCGCCTGCGGTAGATGCTGCGCCAATCTCTTCAACAATTTTCTGAGCCTCTTTCTGGTATTCCAGGGCAACACTCTCAACCACAGATTGCGATGTGGTCATTAAGTCATCCTGCCAGAAATGCTTGGCCCAGACCATCCAAGATCCAGACGATTTATTGTAAAGGAATTCATCTTTATGAAGCGCGGCATACAACATGCCATCGCCCAGCTCATTCGCATACAGGCACTCCTGGATAAACTTCGATGTGATTTTACCATCGCTGCCCCGCTGATCCACGCCGGCAAATTTCTTTTTAGCCTGTTCAGCGGCCAAAGCAGCAGCCTCTTTTTTAACCCGGTCCTCAACCTCTTTCGCATAATCCCGGGGGGCGTTTTCGTTATCAATATTTTCAGTCATTAAAAAACACTTTCCATAATTCCATTCCGTTTCAAAATCTTATGTGGAGTTGTTACCCGGGCTGGGGGAAAC